CTTGCGCTCGCTAAGCCGTTTGGTTCGGCTGAGTTTACGCCCTCCGGCGAAGGGGTGCTGGCGCACCCCGCCTGGAATAAGAACCCTCCAGTTAGGCTAAGCCAGGCTAGTGAACGGCCTCGTCACGCCAATCGGACGTACATAGGTGAGGCGCCCTCGTTTTAATAACTTTCTTTAGCATCTTAAAACCAGTTCTCATAACTACAGCGGCCTTGTCCAAGCGCTTTGACTCGGTATCAGTTAGAATTGCATTCTCAATAACAGTTTCTAAGTAATGTTCTATCTTTCTCATCTCGCCATAAGCCCAATTAATCGCTCCGTCGATATCGTCAATTTCCTGCTGCTCCTTAATTTTCTTTTCGCGCTCTCTAATCTCTTCCCACCGTTTTTGCTCTTGTCGCTGCCAATAAGGGTCGGACATAGATACAAATCCTCACTATTAATGTAGCGCCCTACCGCCGGGCCGGCGCGCGGCGAGTATCTCCGGCGTCCTACGCGCCGCGTACTCTTCCATAGTTCCTTCATTACCGACTTCAGCTAAAGATCGCGTCGTCGCGTTCGCGTTAGAGCCCGAGATCGGATTCGGCGGAGCCGGGGCAAGAACAACAGCCGGTGGCGTAGCTACAACGGGGGTAACCGGAATAGCAGCCGTAGTACTAGCTGGCGCTGGAGTAGCAGTAGTCGGCGCTGCTAGGCTATTCGTAACCGCCGCTGTAACCGGAGCTTCTAGACCAAGTTTAGTAGCTAGTCGGCCCATTGCTACGGCTTGCTTAATACCATCTGACATCGGCAAACCAGCTCTCGGCGTTCCCGGTGGGTAGACTTGGCCTGGAATAACCATGCCTGCTATCTTCGCCGCTTCGTCAGGATGCTTACCAAGATAGTACGCAATCTCAGCGCCATCGTCTGAGTTCATAATAACAAGAGCCATCGCGTCGCTAATCGGCACGTTTGGGCTCTCGGCAATTTCAATAAAGTCCTCGTACTTACTTAGCGCTGCTTCACGCTTAGTTTCCCAAGATGTTCTAAGAGCGTCGGCTTGTCGGCGCTCCGTATCGAGCCGAGCTTGCTCTACGCGATTAGCCTCGGCGACTCTAGCAGCTTCGGCGCGGGCTTCCTCAGCCTCAGCCTGCCGGCGTTCCATCTCAGCCGCGGCTCGCGAAGCCGCTTCCGACGAGGCCCAAGTAACAAGAGCTGCTTCATAACTCTCCGGATCAGAATAAGAATCGCGAGTCGGCCTAGCAGAGATATCTTGAGTCGTAGTCGGAGCCGGAGCTTGTGTAGCAGTTCCAATCTTAGTTATGGCTTCTAGAGCTCGCGTCAGCTGCTCTCCTTGTTGAGTAACAAGATTCTCTAGTCTTTGAGCGCGCTCTTCAGCTTCTCTTCTCTGACGCGTAATCTCCGAAAGACGAACGCCAATCGGTTCTCTAACTGGAGCCGCGGGAGTAGCCGGAGTCGGAGCTGGAGTAACTGCTGGATCTACATTAGGAGTGGCTGCTGGATCAGCTACAGGCTCTGTAACTACAGTCGCAGCTGGATCAACTGGAGCGGCACTTGGCATGTCGCTCGTCGCACTAAGAGCCGGTGCGTTTGCTGGCAAAATATCGGCGGGCAAGATGATTCTCCTTACTTACTTAGGATCATAGAGTCTCGGATCACCTTCCGGGTCCGAATTGCTTAGTACGTCCTCACTTGCTTCTTGAAGCATCTTAGTTAGCTTTAGAATCTCATACGGATTCAACGTGTAAGTACCACGTCTCGGCACTACAAAATCAACATGACCGCAAAGAGTACCTGATGCTATGAACTTACTGCCACGGAGATCGACTTCGAAGCACTTGGCCTCGTACAGTTGTTTCTCGAGCGATATAACACTCATTTTGTTTTCCTTGAAGCCGGTTTACGCGCGCTCGTTGAAGCAACTCTAGCTAAGTGAGACTTCTTCTCAGCGGCGAGTTTCTTAACAGCGTCTAAGCGCTTAGGATCGCGCCGGACTTCCTCAGCATGAGTCATATGATGAAGGTCTTCTTCGGCGCACCACTTATCAGCACCGGGCATAGTGACTTTAGCCATTACTAATGGCTCCCTCTTGTCTCTCACCAGAGCCTTTAGTCAAGTCCGCATATAAGCCTAGGACTTCTTTAGCAAGATCATGAAGATGATCAGCCTCAGCGCGCCGATCTTCAGCAGCTACCTTAGTCGCCGCGGCTTGAGCTTTCTGAACGACGCCAAGTAGCTGAACCTCGAAGTTACGATTAATCCTCTCGCGCGCCAACTGACGGTCTTGATTACGGTCGTTAAGCTGCGAGATAAGCTGTTGCCGCTCTTGCGTCATCTGCTGTAGCTGGTTCTGAAGCTGACCTAGCATGGCTTGAATCTCAGGCGCTACATCCCGCATCTCTGGTTGATTAAGCCCCGGTGGAAGAGTCTTAGCGAGACGAGTAGCGATCTCTTCTGAGCCTTCCCAATCTTGATTCTTAGCTACTAAATCAGCTATAAGCGGCGCACTCGTTGGAATGGCTCTTAGAAAGTCCATCATACTTTCGGCTGTCTCGATTCGTCTCGTCGCATAACTCGGGCCAATCGTAACCGCGACGGCGTACTTACCATAAGTCGGGTCGAACGCGCGCATAACGCGCTGCGTCTCAGGATTCTGATCCTCATGAACGGGCTTAGAGCCAAACGGATCGACTCTAACTTGCTCATCAGTATCATCATCGCGCAAGATCGTAAGGACACGATTCGGGCGATTATAAATCTTAGGAATAAGATCAGCAAAAATCTCGCCCGTATGTCTAAGACTGTGCATAAGATTATCAATTAAGTTAAAGCTACCGATATCACCTGAGCGTCTAAGCTCTCTAAGAGCTCGACCGCTTTCATCGTAAGTACGTTCGTTAAGAGTCGCGTCAAATCGAACCCCAGTCGTCGTGAGCATATCTTGTGCGGCACTCTGAGCAGCACTAACGACGCCGGCGTCTACTCCGACAGGTTGCTGACGCTGGGGCGGTGGAACCATATGGCCGTGAATCTCAGTAGCCTTATAAGGCAAGAAAGCAAAGCTCTTATTATTGGCTTCCTTCCAAGAGCCCTCGTAACCTTCTAGCTGACCCTCTGCTATAATAAATGGCGCTTTCGGAGCTAACGCAACGCGCTCCATTTCCGAAGTGTTATGTGTTGGAATCATACCTTTTCCGGCTAAGAAAAGATGCGATTCACTATCTACTTTAATACATTTCACTGGAGTCGATACTGTTTTTTCAACCGCCACGATTTTATGGGGACCCTTAGTCCTTAACTTATGCGTCGGCCTTTCCTTATTTTGTATAGACGCTTTACGACGCAATTTAAATACTTCTTCCCACCAAGGACACGAAAATGAAATCTGGTGACTATCAGCACATTCACGGACTACATTACCAGGAAGTTTCATCATACCGCGACTGCGATAGATTATGGCTCCTTTAATACCGAGAGAAGTCAACAACTCCATCATTCCGTCGGAAATTTTTTGATCAGTAGTTGTAAACGAACACTGATATGTCTTGGTATTAATGGAGCCATCAGTATCCATAAGGCCCTGTAGCAGAGCCCAGCGTTGAGACTCTGAAGCTCTAAGATACTTCTGGGGGAGATACTTATTTCCTAACAACCCCAATTCAGTAAAGTAGTGTCGTACTCCCAGTACTGAAAATACATTTGCAGTATGATCTACACGAATAGGTCCAACAGGGTATCCTAATTTCGCTATACTCTCCCGAGTTTCCTCTACATCTAAATCACCAGCTGATATTTGAGGTTCAGAAGTCAGTCCATCACCAAGCCACACACCAAGTAAATAAGGGTGTATTGCAAAATCAGCCTCTGGTAAATTCAGCGGAGCTGCCTGTGATATAAAATGATCTCCCGGTTTTAAATCGCGGGTATTAACTACCCGAGGAACCCAAACTATTTTGCTTACCTTTTGAACTTTATCCAGCACCTTCCACGGATGATCAGCATCAGCAACTATGTGCGTGCCATTACCGAACTCTACACGAAAGCATTCGCGATTAATATGAACTGGGCTTTCTCCTATAATATTACAGACTGCTCCATTTTCATCAAATACTTTATCACCAGTCTTGAGTTGGCCCATCGTAGTCCAACCAGAAGGCGTAGGAATAGGAGTGCTTATAGAAAGACAACGCCAGTAGTTATATGCTCTCTGCGCATCTTTGGCTTGACGTATAATGCCCCAGAGCTTAACTCGGCCCTCAATATCAATCTCATCGCCAATACACTTGACGATCGGAATCCACCTACCGGGCCACTCTGTTCGCTCTAAAATATCCTTAGCGGTTATCTTATACCACCAAATCTTCGGAACAAGCGACCGGCGCGAGCTAACTATCGAGAACTTGTCTAGGACTTCTTTCTTAAGTTCATCGCGCCAACCTTCGAAGCCGTTCTCAAGCAAAACAAGCTCGCGCTCTTCTTGAATAATCTCATAATACTCAGCTATCCTAACCGCGTATTGATCGACCCAATTCTTTAAGCTATCGCCGAAACCGCCCATAACCCAGGGCATAGGATCAGCTTTCGGCCACTTAAGCTTAAACTCATCACGCTCGATCATTTCGGTTATGAAGCCGAACTTGGCATCAGAGCCGTCGATCTCGGTATTATCCGGGTCGAGATAAACCGAATAAGCATTGCGAATTCTCTTAACGCGAATTACCTGATCGAAAGTATCGGGCGACTCGTACTCGGTTATGATCCGCCAATAACCCCAGCCTTTTCGCGCGGCCGACTCATAACCAGTATCATAAGCCCTATCGGCTCTAGACTGGCGTTCTATATCACGAACAAGACCGCGATAAATCCTGGCAACATCAATGTCGCCGCGATCGCCTATAGGATGATAATCTATAGTCGGTCGATTCTGTCGCTGATCATTAGTAACTTGTTTGACAAGCACCGGAAGCTTGTTCATAGTCAAGCACGGGCGCTTCTCGGAATTACGTCTCGCGCGAACGTCAGCGGGCCATTGATCGCCAGAATAGAACTTGTCATCATCAAGACCGTCGCGGCGATTATCGGCTTCTGCCGAGATACAGCGCTCAAGACGTTTCCTCGCACGTCCTAAGATTTCGTTATCTTCTTCGACTTGATCTTTAGTCTCGGCTCTAAGAAATCTGACTTTACCGTCTTGACTATCATTAAGCGAAGTTGGGGCAATACGATTCATACCTGGCGTGACTGTCGGCAACCTTATCGCGCCGTCGTTCAAGGGCTTTTCAGGATCTTGCACTCTAGTAGCCTTTTTTACCGCCCCCAGAGCCCTTGCTAGACGAACCCGATCTAGAAACGCGCGTTCTTAGCATAGCTGGTGTCTTAGGAAGCTTAACTTCCTTAAGCTTCGGAGCTTTATCTATCTTAAGCTTAGCTTCTTTAATCGTCTTCACAAGTCTACCTTCAAGTCAACCTTAACTTCGCCGGGAGGATAACCGGCGTCCATATACGCTTCAATAGTATTAAGAGTTGCTTCACGAACTTTACTAAGTGACTTACCGGAGCTCGGCTTAGGAACAATCGCGAAGTACTCGCCCGTTCGACCATCGCTGACGCTGATCCTAAGTGCGTCCGAGTCGAGCAAGATCGAATAGAACGAGTACTCGCTGAACGTACTTTTCTTAATCTCACTCATGGCGTTCTAGTAAGACGCCTCTTAGCCGCGAGCTTGTTTTCTGTATCTCGGCCCCAATCAGGCTGCGGATCATGCTGTGTCATAAGAGATCGGCCATGCTTCTCTTCTGGTCGATCCTCAATCTCCTTAGGTCTAGACCGTCCAGGGTAAGTCTTGAACGAGATTTCTTCATGTTTAGCTGGCATACTACATACCTCGAATGCTATCGTCAGTTAACTCAGCAAGGACGCGAAGATTATCTTCGTAGGTCATTCAATACCCAAACGAATCGCAACTTGCGGTCATTGGGTTCGTCAGATTCACATTAGAAACCCCATACAGATTGAAAGCTGACGACCCGCTAGACGAAGCGTACAAAGCAGCGAGCCCAGTGCTGCTGGTCGCCGATGACACGGTGCATACGGGTTGCCCGTTCCACCCATTCGGGAATGGTAGCGGCAACGCGACCATCACGGGTGGCGAACCTGTGCCTCCGGTCGGCAGCAACTGGGTATTGGCCAATTGTCCCGAGGCAAAGGTGACTTGCTGCCACTCTCGATACGTGCCGTCTGGGTTTCGTAAATAGCCGTTGTTAGTACCGAGACCGCTCGCGAGATTGCAGTCTGGCGCATACATGCCAGTCCAAGATCGGCCGTCATCATGCGGGAACGAGCCCGGATAAACATTGGTCGTTGAGACTGTGCAGTTAATGCCGTACCCAGTAAAATCGTGCAGCAATGTTCCGGGATCAATTTTGACCTTGGTCGTGGCATCGTCAATTCGGATCGCGTCACCATTCGCGATATTCCAAATGACGCCTGTTTTGATGGCGACATTGCCATTTAGGTAATTTTCGACGTGGACGCCCGAGCCCGAGCAAGTCGGAGTGATCGTGGCCGAACTGGAACATGCCGAGGCGATCCACCAGTTCGCCAAGATCGCCTGCGCGGCATCGCCGGCATTGGCGTCATTCAGCAAAACATCATCGCCGCCGCGGGTGCTGTCGATGATACAGCCGCCGACCAGGGAAAATTCCCGGTTAGCGGTTCCGGTCAAGCTTTCGTCAACCTGCCAGTTGACTCCGTTTGCCTCGAAGTTGGCTCCAGAGCACACGACCCCGCCCGCGCCGCCGCCCATCAACAGGCCGATCTTCTCACAGACCGCTGCGTTGTTAACGCAGCCGTTTTTGCTGACCGGCGGGACGATATTGGTGTTGTCCTCGATCAACAGGTTCGCCCCATCGGAGCCGAGGCCGGCGACACTGATCCCGACATTCTGTCCGCTGATATCCGAGTTGCCGGAAATAGTGTCGTTGTAGAAACCATCGAAATAAATGGAATTCCACAGATTGCCATTTCCTTGTTGGCCTCCAATCCTGATGTTATGCAGCGTCGAAAAGTTCGTGTAATTTAAGTGCAGCGCATACCCGGAAGAAAGCTGGTTGATGCTATCGACGTAGATATCAGAAATATTCACATAATTCATAAATGTGCCACCGCTATTTCCGGCGGTGATGATGTCCGAAGAACCGCCGGTATAGAGGAACTCTGTCGTTGATTTTTGCGACCCGCGCCATGACCAATTGCCATTGCCTGCGGCATCAACCACCAATGGGGTGCTAAACCGCGCAATACCTGCTGGCCCCACCAGTGTGCCCGCATTGGCCGGTGCCCAAGTGTCTGCTGCCTGAAGCGCGGCGGAATTATTAGTCGAGTTATCAAACTTGACTCCCCACTCGCGCCAATCTGCTCCTGTTGCGGAAAACTGCGCGAGCCAACATTTGCTATCAGCGGAAGGCACTTGTGAGCCGCCATCCCCTGCCCCGGCGTTCAGTGAACATGCCGATGCGCTTGGGATGAACCCCAGCGTCGGGGCATCACCTGGCGTCGCAAAGCCTAACCTCGTTACGAATGATGTCGCGGTTGACGGCAGCACCTCCAGCGCCGCGTTGTTCCCTGCTACTGCGCCTCCAGTGATGTTGAACGTGGGGGCCGCAATGTCAGAATCAAACAGCACCCGCCAAACACCTCCGCCGAGCGCTAGCGCAGAGATGTTGCTGCCGGCCGTCTGGGTGATGTTGATGTCCTCTGGCAGGATCAGGGATGCTGAATTGATCAGCGGCGTCGCCGCCGTGAACAGCACGACCTTGATCGTGCCTGCTGGGGCGCTGGTACCAAAGCTTTGGATCGCATTCACACCTGAGATGGAGACGGTCGCCTGCGGTACTGATCCCAAATCAGTCGTGGTCGCACTGAGGATTGTTGGTGGCACACCCCCGCCGATCGGCGGCATCCAGATGTGATTGACTGAGTCAAACGAGCCAATCGGCACCCAGACCTTCCCGTCCCATTCGTTCAGAGTGAACGTCGTCGAGTTCTGCGGGATTGACAGCCAGAGATTGCCTGCACTTGGGTTCGACGGCGCCGTCACGCCCGCATTCTGCGTCTGCAACGCGTTAACGTCGTTGATCGCGTTGCCGAAGTTTTGGTTAATCAGCCCCGCATTGGCGGGAATGCCGATCGGCAATAAATTGGGGACGATCGTCGATGCGGCGTGAGCCGTGATCGCCCAGACGCCTATCAGTGCCGCCGCAAGCGCCAGATGCCACCGCATCCGCCAATCCTGGCACCAGCCCGTCCAGCGCGGCAGGCGGCAACGTCAGCGCTCAGACGCGGAGCGCTACCTTTATATAGCAGAAAGATTGCAGGGTTGTCAGCCCTGCGCCTTAACCCGCTGGCGGAACGTCGCGGGCGGTAGTTTCTTCAGCGTCACCGCGCCAAAGATCGGCTCCCAGTCATGGTCCAGCACCCATTCACCAGCATCATTGGCGCAGGGCGTCACCTCGGCGCTACATAGAATCTGCCGCAGCAGTGTCGCGATGTGCGCGCGGCGATCCACATTCTCTGGCGTCTTCAGCGACGCGAGGTCGATCGAGATCGTGTCGGGGATCATCGGGCTGTCCTACGCTTGGAAGACATTCGCCTGCGCTCGGAGCTTGTCTGGGCCGGCACGCAGATGGAGCAGTTGGCCGATCAGCAGATCCTCGCGCGGCATGAAGTCATTCCCGTTTGCATACGGGTCTGGGTTAACGCACCAGCGTTCTCTGATCCGCCGCTTGCGAGCTTCGATCATCCCCCCAGGCGTCAGTATGAACTCATACCCCCCCAGCCTTTCAGTGACACGGCCAGCGCTTTCGAATTCTGCCCACTGCGCCTCGGTCAGCAAGCTTTTCAGCAGCCCCCGCGATCGCTCCCTGGAGCGTGCCGCCGTCTCGCCGTCAATGCGAGGCGGCGAGAATGCATTTGCCCATTGCATTGGGATGGCTTGATACGCCCCGGCTACTGCTTGCAACCCAGGGAACAGCAGATCACTGATGCGACCGGCATATTGTCGGGGGATAGCGATGCCGAGACCAGAGACATTGCTGAACGACACACCCATCGGGTCACTCCAGATAGCACGCGAGGCAACCCAACCCCACTGAAACCGCCCCGACGCAACTAGTAATTCAGGGAATGGTTTCGGGCGACCGAGTCCGCCAAACGAATAGGTCTTGCCGTCCGTCACCCCGCTTGCATCCTCGACACCGCGATCACCTCCTCGGCGTCAGGATCGAAGGCGTCCAGTTTCCGCCCGCTCTGCGGATTGGTGATATCGAATAGGGTGTAGTGCTTCTTGACCAAATCATTGAAGGCCGCAGCGCCTGCTGCGCGCGACTCAGCGTCGTCACCCCAAGTCGCTACCTCGCCGTGACCCGACCGATCTAGCTTGTAGATTTTGCCTGCCATATTTCGTCCCTTCCTGCGGCCACCAGATCGTGGTAGTTGGCATTATCAACTAGCGGAAATACGAGGTCAAGCCCGGAGTCAGGAAAAATGGGGTACGCTCGGTATCCTCCCTAAGCGCCGCCTGCAACGCAGACTGGTACTCTGCGCGCAGATCGACGATCGAGGTGCCGCTCCGCGGGTCTGGCGGGAATTTGCGGCACAGGCGCAGCGCAAGCCCAGAACAAAACGCATCAAACCAGCGATACGGCACGCCAACTCCGACGCCGCCCTCAATAACCGCGTCATCCTGCTGCTGCATGACCCAAATGTTCATCACGTAAGGACCAAAATTATCTGGTACATTCCAAAATACTATTTTTGGGTTTATCTGGCGGTCAAACCAAAAAGTTGTGGGCCTATATTCTATTTGCTTGTCTGGTTGCATCGCATACTCTGTGCGACTTAGCGGGTACAAAATAAAGTCAATGTGGTTGTCGTGATACAACTCCGTCCGCGCCTGCGCGAGACCGCCGTTCAGCATGATCGGCGTGCCAGGGACGCCGGGTGTGACAATGATCGGGTTGCCGTTGTCGTCCAGTAGGATTTGGCCGTTGTCGCCGGTCAGATAGACTGGCGGCGATCCCTCGCCAGTACCGTAGACGGCATCCTGGTTGACCTGAATCTGGAAATTGTTCTGGTCTGGCACGCCAACCACGGTGAAACCGCCGTTCAGCATCATGCCGCCGATATTTAGCGTAATATTGATGTAATACGTCAACCCAGATGACATCCCGTGCCCAGGTAGGTTGACACCGATAAGGTCGGTTCCCGCTGTCGCCGAAAAAGTCGGCACGACTGGCGGATAGAGCCCAGTGCCGTCAGTCAGCAACTGACCGTTGTCGTCGGTCAGAGGTTGCCCGTTGTCTCCAAATAGAATGTTGCCTGTGCCCGATGACGGCTCGGTTGTGGTAATATTATAATTATTCGCGTCAACAATTCCTGAGATTATATAAGCGCCCCCTATGATAATGCCGCCCGCCGCAACTTGGCCAGGGAACCAAACCATCTGATTAAGACGGTACCCGTGCTGTGGCTGATACACGTTCCATACCGTCGATCCAGGCGGCGCTGTGAACGCCGGCAGGAAATTCACATCATTGCCCGTAAAGTATTGTCTGACGAACGCATCAAGAGGAGCGATGACATTAGAAGGTAATGTGTAAGACGAAATACCTGGAATTAGCGGTATTTGCAGTCTACGCGTCTGAAACAGAAGCGGCATACCTATGTTGGACCATTCAGAGAACAACAAATTACTCGAAAGTCGGGCTTGGACAAAATGATCCCTGGTTAGGGATGGTGGCCTTACTTGAATGCGACTGTAAGATTCGATCACAAAATCTGCCAAAGATGGATTGAAATCCGTCGCCCCCGACGATTGTAGAAGTGCTTGCGCCATAGTCAGTCCACCGTTAGGTTAACGGTCGGCGTGGAATGGCTTGGCATCGCTAGACAAGGCGTGTCTGGGACCGCTTGGCGAGACGTGGCGGGCGCGGCACATCATGCTGCTGCGTTCGTTACGCCAGCCTCGATTGCGGTCGCGGTCGCACTGCCTGTGCCGCTGTTGACAGTCAGCCGCCACGCGTAGAACGGATCATTGATCACGCCCTGCGCTGCCACCGCTTGCGCGGTCAACCCGGTCGGCCCAGCCCAAACCGTAACTGGCGTCGGGTCATTGCCGAATGCACCACCCATCTGATTGGCGTTGGCGTTCGGGTTTGTGTAGGTCAACTCAATCGACCAATTTACAGTGCCAGTGACCGACACCGCGAATGCGACCTCAGTCGGGCCAAACATCTGAGCGTTGATGATTTTCCAATCGCTCGATGCGACACCATTCGTTCCAAGTGACGCGGCTGCAGTCCAACCACCGCCCAATGGCAATGCCGAGGTCACTGACGCAAAGGACTGTACAGTCGCGACGGTGCCGCCAGCTCCAGACGGTATGGCGAGCGTCTCCTGGATTGAATTGCCGCTGGCGTTGGTCCCGGTGACAACCAGCGTGCGCGCCGCAGCTTCATTACCGTATGTGAGCAGCACTTGGCGCGGGACCACTGGCACTGCCCCCGTGAGCGTGAGCGGCGTGCCGCTGACCGGAGTTGCGGAGGCCGCATAAAATGCCGCAGCGCCCGCGACCAACGGTCCAACCGTTAGTGTGATCGGGAGCATTTATCAGGTCCAGCCGGGGATGTAGTAGGTCGTGCCGTTGACGCTGATCTGTAGCCACAGCGTCGGGTTGCCAACCGCTGGCGCATTGGTCAGCGTGCCGGCCGACGATCCTGGGGTCGAGGTCTGCCCGGTCAGCACCAAAGGTGCTGCCGACCCGCTTGATGCGGCAGTTACCAAACCCTTGGCGTTTACCGTGACGTTGGCGAGCGTAAAGCTACCAACATTGGAATTGACGGTCGCGAGTGTCGCAGCTTCTGACCCAGAGCCGGGACCAGCGGTCACGTCGCCAGTCAACTGCGTAATGCCACTGCCGCCAGATCCGCTGACAGCGCCGCCGAGCACATAAATGTCTTGCCCGACGCTTTCCAGGAATAGCACGGCGTATTGGCCGCCAGAAACCAACTCGCTGGAGAGATTATTGAGTGTGACGCCCGAACTCGGGGTGAAAGTTATTGCCCCCGCACCGTCCTGAACGACAGTGCAGCTAAAGCCGACAGGGAGGCCGGGATTGATCGTAAAGGTGACCGCAGACGCTGAGGTGAACGACAGCGTTAAATTGTTGGCCTCGGCAGACAAGGTGTACGCCGCAGACGAAATAGTGAGCAATCCGCCGTTTGGGCCGACGACGGCACCGGAAGCTGCTGTCATCAATCGTGACCAGCGGCAGCGGCGGCGGCGGGCCGTCGGAGGCCGTCTTGCCGATCTGGCGGGGATCAGCCCCTACATTATAGACGGCAGTTTTGTCTAATGCTACGCTGTTGGTTGTAGGGAGTGGCTAGGTGCGGAGTGGTGCGGCGAGGTATGGTTGGGCATGGCAGGCGAGGCAAGAGAATAGGGGCGAAAGACGCCCCTATTCTTTTAGTTCGACGCCCCAATAGATGAAATCCCCGAAGGACTCTTTCAAATCATTGGGCAAAAACTGCATGCCGGCGCGCAGCAGTTCGGCGGTCGTCGGCCGACGCGGCTCCTTCAGCGGACGCATCTTGCCAGCTTGGACGACCCCCTTCCGACCACTGTAATGCGGGAGGCTATTCGCCTTTGCGGCGTTGCACCGCAGGCAGGCGGTGACAATGTTCGTCCAGACCGTCTTCCCGCCGAGCGACCGCGGAATGACATGATCGTAGGTTAACTCCTGCGATGGAAACTCCTGCCCACAATACTGACATCGGAACTTGTCCCGCAACAGGATCGAGCGCCGACAAAATTTCGGTTCCCCGGAGATAGGGGCGTATTCCCTAAGCATCATGACCTTGGGAACCGCAATCGTCGTGGATGGCGAGCGGAAGAACGCGCCTTCCCACGTTTCGATCACGATGGCACGCTGCCGCCAGATCGCCGATACCGCATCCTGTGCGCTTACAATCGACAGTGGGTATGTAGACAGCGGTCGCCCGTCTGCGTTGAGTGCGAGCGTTCTCCATTGCAGCGATCTACTACTTCGCTCCTTCATCGCTGCGCGAGACATCTGGTGCTCCGTTGAGAGAAATGGCCCCGGTGAGTGTAGCCTACATCACCGGGGCCGGTGCCGCGATTTCGCCCGGTCCATGGCGTTTAAGGGGCAACCCGAGTCTGAGAGCCGACCGTTCTTCCGCTAAACTACCCGGCCAGAGTGAATTGGCGGCCAGGGCTGGATTCGAACCAGCGTTGTCGGTGTTGGGTGCCGCCCCGATCGATTGGGCCAGCGCGGCAATACTCAGTTTGGGGGACATAATCTCAGGTTTATCTGCGGACAGCCTTACGACCGCGTCTGCCAATTTCGCCACCCCCGGTCGGTGGTCTGGTGGTCCGGGGGGAAGGGCTCGAACCTTCACGTCCGCTCCTGAATTTGACCCTCAGTCTGAGTTTATTCGTACAGGTAGTCGAAGACCCTCGCGCCGATTTCGGGCGTCGCGGTCTCGTCCACCGAATTCGCGGCCTCGCGGGCCTGCTTGACGGCCTGGAGCAGCCTCTCGACGCGCTCGGCCAGCGCCCGCTGCTTCGGGCGCGGCATAGCCCCAGAGAGCTTCGTCTGGTGCCAATAGCCAGCGAGCACGTCCTCGGTGATCAACTGCGTCTGCGCCGGGTGCTCCGGCGTCGCGTCGTAGAGCACGACCGGCCGCTGAAGCTTCTTCGTCCGGTGCGTCTTGATCTCTGGGGTGCGTTGAAGACCCGAGTTGTCGTCCAGCGACCAATCGTCCGCCTCGTCGAGCAGGGGCAACTCCCCTACGAACGTGCGCAGGTCGGTCAGTTGTTTTTCCAAGAAGAGCAAATACGTCACTGGCACGGCCGGGATCAGTACGTTGCCGTCAACCGAGACATCGGCCGTGGCCTGACAGTTCGTCCAGTCCTTGCGCGCGGTGACATCCATCAACTCGGTACTGAGTACCGCCAGCTTTTGGAGGATCTCATTGGCGCGGTACTGCACCCGCTGCCGCTCGGGAGGAAGCGCCTCGCCAGCATCGTCAATCGGATGGTAGTCCTTGGCGAATCCGCTGAAGAGCGCCGGCTTCTGGTTGACCTTGTGGAGTTCGGTGATCTCGCCGTAGACCCGCGACTTGATGCCCTTCTCCACCGCGATAATCTGGTTGAGCTTTGCCATTTAACGTCCCCATCACATTGGAGCGGTGCGCCACGCCGGGCGTTGGGCCGCCTGACTAGCAGGATAAGCGGCGATCCAGATGGCGTCAAGAGAAAAGTTGGTGGTGCTGACGAATGGTGCTGTGGGGCGGGATTGAACCGCCGTCGGCTGATTACGGGTCAGCTGCACTGCCTCTATGCTACCACAGCATTGGTGAGCCGGGTGGGGGTCGAACCCACGTAGGTCTGATTAAAAGTCAGCTCCCGATGCCTCTAGGGTTACCGGCTCGTTTCTTTCTGTCACGATGACCATAGGCTTTGTTGCGGATGGCGACGCATTGCCTGCATATGGTTTGAAGACCATCAGGTCGAGAGCGATTCCTACCGAAGTCGCTGGCCTTCTTGTCTTGCCGACAGTCGGCACATAACTTCATCCCATCATCCCGCAACAGCAAGATAGTGCGCATCTCCTTACGATTCTGTTTCGTCGAGACGATCCTAATATTTCCAATCTCATAGTGCCCCATGTCTCCGACACGCGCGGCACAAGGCGTTAGCTCAGGATGCGATACCACAAACTCTTCATATTTCGGAAGAGCCCACGCGATCCACTCATCCAGAGCCATCCGAACCTCTGTCGCGCGATACGCCGGGTTGTCTTCTGCCGCTTTCCCGCCAGCGCAACGTCTCAACATATTCGCATATGCCGCCTTCGCTCGGTAAAACGGCGTTCGATGTATCGGTGGGCTCTTAGCCATCACCTACCTTAAACCCAACATGCTTAGCCAGTCAAGAAACTGGTGCGCGGTCCCGGCATCGCACCGGGCGACTCCGGGTTTGAGCCGGAGATGTCTGCTCTTGCATCAACCGCGCCTGGCGCGCCCGCAGGGAGTCGAACCCCGCATTCCGGGTTCGGGGGCCAGATGCCAGATCCGCTGGCGAGCGCGTTATGCGATGTCTTTTTTGAGTCGCTCTCGGATCGCCGTTTTGGCGGCTTCGAGGTAGCGGTCACGTTCCTCATCCTCAAACTCACCCTTGAACGGGTCATCGGGGAATGTGGCCTCGTAGATCGTTTCTCCGCCACACTCAGGATAATCGACGCGGAAATGTCCCCAGCGCAACCGCAGATACCCTGCGGGGACATCACCCAGGTAGGCGTCATACTGCTCAGGGCAGGCGGAACAAGTTAGCTCAAGGCGTATCTCTGTCATTCATCGCCTCCTTTCTCCGTACCGCTGCCTGCATAGCAGCTTTCATGGCATCTCGGGTGCCCCAGATCATTCGGTCCCACTCCTCCCGCCACAGCCACTCTGGCTTAGGCTCGATCGGGTATCGCGCGCGAGTTTCGCGATCCCATTCTCGGTACATCCCGGTCCACAGATTCGGATCGCTCATTGTCCTTTCCCCCCCGAAGTGGTGACCGCGACAGGGCTCGAACCTGCATTGTCCCCGCTTAGAAGGCGGGTGCCCATCCAGTTGGACCACGCGGCCGAAATGGAGCGCCAGAAAGGA